AGGAGGTAAAAACTTTAAAAAATTATACGATAGTTCTGACGTAGCAAATAGGAACAAGAATGGTCAAACAAAAAGCGGTCTATATAAACTGTTTATTCCAATGGAGTGGAACTACGAGGGTTTTATTGATGAATATGGTTGGCCTGTATTTGAAACACCTAAAAAAGAAACAGTGGGCCCTCACGGAAACACAATAGAAGAAGGTGTTATAAATCATTGGGAAAATGAAGTTGAAGGTTTAAAAGACGATCCAGATGCGTTAAATGAATACTACCGTCAATTTCCAAGAACAGAGCAGCACGCATTCAGAGATGAATCAAAGCAATCTATATTTAACTTAACAAAAATATATCAACAGATAGATTATAACGAAGAGTTAAAAAACAATACTATGGTTACCCAGGGCAATTTTCAATGGAAAAACGGCATTAAAGATACCGAGGTAATGTTTTACCCTAATAAAGACGGTAGGTTTTATATTACATGGGTGCCAGATCAACAGCAACAAAACAATATAATAATAAAGAATGGTATTAAATATCCAGGTAACGAGCACATGGGCGCCTTTGGTTGCGATAGCTACGATATTAGTGGTGTCGTTGGCGGCGGTGGCTCTAACGGAGCTTTACATGGATTAACTAAATTTTCGATGGAGGATGCGCCTCCAAATCATTTCTTTTTAGAATACATTGCAAGACCTTCAACAGCTGAGATGTTTTTTGAAGATGTACTTATGGCTATGGTATTTTACGGCATGCCAATACTTGCGGAAAACAATAAACCAAGATTACTTTATTATATAAAAAGAAGAGGATATAGAGGGTTTAGTATTAATAGGCCAGATAAAACATATAATAAATTGTCAGTATCAGAAAGAGAAGTAGGTGGAATACCTAATTCAAGTGAAGATATAAAACAAGCTCATGCTTCCGCTATTGAAACATATATAGAAGATTTTGTGGGAGAAAAAGTAGATGGATACGGTGATGTCTATTTACAAAGAACATTGCAAGACTGGGCCAAGTTTGATATAAACAATAGAACGAAACATGATGCATCAATAAGTTCTGGCTTAGCTTTGATGGCCTGCAATAAGCACAGGTACACGCCTAAGGCCGCTACTGAAAGAAAAGTTTATTCTTTAGGATTTAAGAAATACAATAACGAGGGAACTACTTCAAAAATAATATAATAAATGAATGTAAGTACAAATACTAATAGCCCATTTCCTGATCAGGTAGTTAGCGACGCTGAAAAAGCGACGTTGGAGTATGGATTGCAGGTGTCAAGAGCTATTGAGCAGGAGTGGTTTAACTATGGCGGTGCCGGGTCAAACAGATATGCTGCTAACTGGAATAACTTTCATAACCTTAGATTATACGCTAGAGGTGAGCAAAGTGTTCAGAAGTATAAAGATGAGTTGGCTATTAATGGGGATTTATCTTATCTTAATTTAGACTGGAAGCCAGTTCCAATACTTTCAAAGTTTTCAAACATCGTGGCTAATGGTATTACACAAAAGCAATACGATATAACTTCTTATGCTCAAGACCCTCAGTCTTTAAAGAAAAGAACAGATTACGCAGAGAATCTTCTTTTTGACATGCTAACTCAGGAAACCCGAGCAATTGCGGGTAAGCTTGCGGGTACTGATTTAAGCAGAACTGGAATGCAAGATTCAGATTTACCTGAGTCCATGGAGGAAAGGGATTTGCACATGCAACTAGCTTACAAGCCCGCTATAGAGATAGCAGAGGAAGAGGCTATAAACACAGTGCTGGCTACTAACGAATACCATTTAACAAAAGCAAGGGTCAATCAAGATTTAGTTAATATAGGGATAGGTATAACAAAAACATCTTTTAATCCTGCGGAGGGAATTGTAGTTGATTATGTTGATCCAGCTTACTGCGTATGGTCTTATACGGAAGATCCTAACTTTGATGATATATATTACGTAGGTGAAGTTAAGTCTATATCAATACCGGAACTTAAAAAAGAATTTCCTTTTATATCTAACGAAGAGCTGCAAAGAATCCAAAAATTTCCAGGTAATCAAAGGATGATACGTGGATTTGAAAATTACGACAATAATACAGTACAAATACTTTACTTTGAGTACAAGACATATACGGATCAAGTATTTAAGATAAAAAAGACAGATAGCGGTTTAGAAAAAGCGATTGAAAAAACAGATATGTTTAATCCGCCGCCTAACGATAATTTTGATAGAGTAGCCAGATCAATAGAAGTTCTGTATGAAGGGGCTAAAGTTATAGGCACGGATATAATGCTTAAATGGGAAATGTCTGAGAACATGACCAGACCATTAGCAGATACCACTAGAGTCGAAATGAGCTACTCTATAGTAGCCCCTAGAATGTATAAAGGGGTTATACAATCACTTATAAGCAAGTGTATCGGATTTGCCGATGTTATACAGTTAACTCATTTAAAGATACAACAGGTACTATCCAGAATGGTTCCTGATGGTGTATTCTTAGATGTTGATGGGTTAGCCGAGGTCGATCTAGGTAATGGCACAAATTATAATCCTCAGGAAGCATTGAATATGTATTTCCAAACAGGTTCTGTTGTTGGTAGATCAATGACGCAGGAGGGGGATTTGAACCGTGGTAAAGTTCCTATACAAGAGCTATCTAGTTCGTCCGGTATATCTAAGATACAATCTTTAATTACTGCGTACAATTACAATATGCAGATGATTAGAGATGTAACAGGATTAAACGAGGCACGTGATGGTAGCATGCCTGATGCAAACGCTTTAGTTGGATTACAGAAAATGGCGGCGAACACGTCTAACACTGCTACCAAGCATATACAAGACGCTAGTATTCAACTAACATTAAGCACTTGCGAAAATATTTCTTTGAAGATAGCGGATGTATTAAACTTCCCGCTGACTAAGAACTCATTAATGAATAGTATATCTACTTTTAATGTAGAAACTTTAAAAGAAGTGGAAAATCTTAATCTTCATGATTTTGGTATATTTTTAGAAATGGAGCCAGATGATGAAGAAAAAGCGGAGTTACAAAAAAACATACAAATTGCTCTTCAAACAAAAGAAATTGATATTGAGGATTCAATAGACATTAATCAAATTAAGAATATTAAGTTGGCAAACGAAATGCTTAAGCTTAAGCGCAAAAAGAAAAAAGAAAGAGAGCAAGCTTTGGTTCAGCAAAATATACAAGCACAGGCACAGGCAAATGCTCAAGCATCTGAAAAAGCGGCTATGGCTGAAGTGCAAAAACAACAGGCTTTAACAGCTGAAAAAGTAGCAATAGAGCAAGCTAAATCAAACTTTGAAATGCAAAGAATGCAAACCGAAGCACAGATTAAAAAGGAATTAATGGCAACGGAATTTCAGTACAACTTACAGCTAGCTCAAATGAAAGCGAAAGAAGCTAACATTAAAGAAGCCGAGGCGCAGGATCGTAAAGACAAAAGAATAGAAAAAGAGGGTACGCAACAAAGCGAATTAATAGAGCAGCGTCAAACTCAGGGATTACCTAAGAATTTTGAATCAGCAGGCAACGACAACTTAGGAGGATTTGATTTATCTCAATTTAATCCTCAATAAATAAGTATTTAACAATTATATAATATCATATCATGAGTGAAAAAACAGAAGGGACTTTTAAAATAAAGTCTAAAAAAAAATTAACAGATCAAGAGCTAGGCGCTAAAAACAAAGAACCTTTAGTGGACGTTCCTAGTAATATAACAAAAGTAGTAATTCCTAAAGAACCACAAGATGCCATTCAAGAGCCAATCGCAAAGAAAGTGGATGTACATGAATCTTCCGAAGATAGCAAAGAGGTGGTCCAAGAAGTACCCAAGCCAGTCATCAAAGAAATTACCGAAGAAAGTAAAAAAGAAAAAGAAGAAATAAAGCCTGAACCGGTAACGCAACAACCTGTGCTACCAGAAAATATTACTAAGCTAGTATCTTTTATGGAAGAAACAGGTGGCACGATGCAGGACTACATTAGGTTAAATACCAATTACGATGATGTAGATCGTGATGTGTTGGTTAAAGAATATTATAAAAGCACTAAACCACATTTGAGCGCAGAAGAAATTGATTTTATGATTGATGACGGCTTTGCGTTTGATGAGGATATAGACGAGGAGCGAGACATCCGAAGAAAAAAACTCGCATATAAAGAAGAGGTTGCAAAAGCCCGTAAGTTTTTAAATGATACCAAAGATAAGTATTATGATGAGATCAAGTTGAACTCGCCTAAATTATCTGGAAATCAACAAGAAGCTTCGGACTTTTTTAATCGATATAAAGAGGACCAAAAAAGAAACGCTGATAACCATGAAAAGTTTAAAGCCAACACTAATCAATTACTTAATGAACAATTCGAAGGTTTCGATTTTAGTTTAGGTGATAAGAAGTTTAGATATGGCATACAAAACCCTTCGCAGGTAGCAGAAAAACAATCGGATTTTAACAACTTCATAGGAAGGTTTCTTGGAGAAGACGGCACGATTGAAGATACCGCAGGATATCATAAAGCGTTATACGCAGGTGCAAATGCTGATAAGATAGCAAATCACTTTTATGAACAAGGCAAAGCAGATGCTATTAGAGATGTTGTAAACAAATCTAATAATACATCAAGTGTTGCTAGAAAAGCGGCGCCTACGGGAGCGGCTAAGTTTGGTGCATATACCGTAAAATCAGTTTCTGGAGCGGACTCGTCAAAACTAAAAATTAAAAAATTTAAAAATTATTAAAAATGGCAAGTACATTAACACCACGATTTGGGAGTTTAATCCCAACACAACAACCGCAAATATTAGATAGCAATTATTTACAATGGACCGATAAGGCCGGAGATAATTTCTCTGATTTTGCACAGCAATATTTACCAGAAATCTACGAAGCTGAAGTAGAGCGTTATGGAAACAGAACGTTATCTGGGTTTTTAAACATGGTTGGCGCTGAAATGCCAATGACATCTGATCAAGTAATTTGGTCTGAACAAAATCGTTTGCACATATCTTACGACAACGTAACCGTTACAGGAGCAACACAGTTGACAATTCCAGTTGCAGCAGGAACTATAGACAATGTTATATCAATAAATGATACCATTGTTATTATGGAGGCTGCTACAGGAAAAGAAGCTAAAGGTATCGTAACTGCATCAGGGGCATACAGTGCACCAGCAAACGGAACTTTAACTGTTCAACTTTTCAACGGAGCAGATACAGTTACATCTGTATTCGGAGGAGCAGCTGTTCTTAAGATATTCGTTTACGGATCTGACTATGCGAAAGGATCAGATACGAGAACTAATCCAAGAATAAGCGTTGAGCCAACAATGACTCAGTACCACAATTCTCCTATTATTATCCGAAATCAATATGTTGTATCTGGATCAGACACGGCGCAGATTGGATGGGTAAATGTAGCAACAGAAGACGGAACTGACGGATACCTATGGTACCTAAAAGCAGAATCTGAAACTCGTTTACGTTTTAACGATTACTTAGAAATGGCTATGGTAGAAGGAGAATTAAATACTTCGGCTGCTAATCCAAATCAACCAGGAACTGAAGGTTTATTTGCTGCTATTGAAGAAAGAGGTAATGTAAATGTTGGGTTTACTGCAGGAGATGGTTTAGCTGATTTTGACGCTATTCTTAGAAACCTAGATACTCAAGGAGCAATTGAAGAGAACATGCTGTTTTTACAACGTCAAACTTCTCTTGACTTTGACGATATGCTAGCTGCAATCTCTAGCGGAGCAGCTGGTGGAGTTGCTTACGGTTTATTTGAAAACTCAGAAGATATGGCGCTTAACTTAGGATTCTCAGGATTCCGTAGAGGATCTTACGATTTCTATAAGACTGACTGGAAATACCTAAATGATGCTTCTACGCGTGGAGGATTTGATCTTGGTCAGACTCCAGTAGTAGACGTAAGTCCTATTGAGGGAGTATTGGTACCAGCTGGGACATCAACTGTTTACGATCAAGTGTTAGGAACAAATATCAGACGTCCATTCTTGCACGTACGATACAGAGCTTCTCAGACTGACGACCGTAGAATGAAATCTTGGTTAACAGGATCTGTTGGTGGAGCGAGCAACTCAACTCTTGATGCGATGGAAGTAAACTTCCTATCTGAAAGATGTTTAGTAACTCAAGCAGCTAACAACTTTGTATTATTCAAAGGAGCATAATTGCTCAAATTAATGTAGAGATAAGGGTGCCTTCGGGCACTCTTACTTTACTTTTTAATTATTAAATTATATTATATCATGGCAAGTAAAAAACAAGAGGCTAAAAAAGTCCAAAAAGAAGAGGTAGCTGTACAAGAAGTTGCAGCGCCGATAATAAAAAAACAAGAACCTAAAAAACCTGAATGGGAAATTAGGGATAGAACCTATTATCTAATAGGCAGCAAAACACCATTAACTTTTACAATACCAGGCAAGCACACGCGTAAGCACTCTCTGTTATATTTTGACGAAGAAAAAAATACGCAAAAAGAGATTAGATATGCTACTAACCAAAATTCACCGTTTAAAGAGGAACAAAACGGGGAAGCAACCTTAGGACATATAATTTTTAAAGACGGCGCGCTGACCGTTCCTAAAAATATGCAAAACCTACAAAAATTGCTTTCATTGTATCACCCTATGAAGGGAAATAGATACGAAGAATACAATGCTGTAGAAGAAGCTTATGATGATTTAGAGCTACTGGACATGCAAACAGATGCAGCGGTATTTGCAAGAGAAATGAATATAGATGATGCCGAGGCAATATTAAGAGTTGAAATAGGTACCTCAGTAAATCAATTATCTTCAAAAGAAATAAAAAGAGATTTGCGATTATTCGCTAGAAACAACCCTTACTTATTTTTAGAATTAGCACAGGATGAGAATGTTGGGCTTAGGAATACAGCTATTAAAGCTACAGAGGCAAACATTATTGAGCTATCTCAAGACCAAAGAACATTTTCTTGGGCTTCTAACGGAAGAAAGCTAATGAATGTGCCCTTTGACGAGAATCCTTACTCAGCAATGGCGGCTTATTTTAAAACCGACGAAGGTGGAGAGGTATTTAGATCTATAGAAAAGAAAATTAATCAGTAGTTTCTTAAAAAACTATGTGATTATATTATAGATGGTCAATTAATTTTAACCGGCTTCATCACGGGGCCGGTTAATATTTATAATAAAAAGAAATAAAATGGCAGTAAATGTAGATATAGTTTATAAAACCGTATTGCTTATTCTGAATAAAGAGCAGAGAGGTAATTTAACTCCGGATGAGTTCAACAAAGTTGCTACGCAGGTACAGTTGGAAATATTTGAGAGTTACTTTGATACGCTTAATCAACAACTACGTAGACCAGATAACGATACAGAGTATGGCGATCGCATTAAAAACGTAGATCATAATATAGCTGTATTTAAAACATACGGTGATGCAACTTATGTTCCAACAGGCGGGTACTTTAGTTTACCAACAATCTCAGGAGCAGGCGTAGCCACTCAATCAATTCTAGGAGACGGAACTTCTATATCGTTTCCATTTACATCGATAACATCTTCGCAGTTACAAACTAGCGTAATTGCAGTTACAATAAACGGTGTATCTACTACGGCTTTCACGATCAGTGGGGCTAACATAATATTTAACAGTATACCAGCCTTAAACGACGCTATAGTTGTTACGGCTACTCCAGAGGACTTTTACAAGTTGGGTACCGTTATATATAAAGATTCAACAGAAGCGCAGCTATCTCAGCGAAACGAGCTTCTATACCTAAACAACAATCCTTTAGTAGCACCTACAAAAACATATCCTATATATTTATATGAGGATAGTAAATTATACTTATACCCGAAAACAATTACATCGGATGTAAGTGTAAGCTATTTAAGAAAACCAGTAGATGTGATCTGGAACTTTACAATACCTTCGGGTCAAAACTATTATCAATACAATCCTACTAACTCGGTTAATTTTGAGTTATCTAAAACAGAACAAGCAAATATTATATTAAAAATATTACTTTATTCGGGGGTTGTGATACGAGACCCAGCTATAATAAACGTAGCAGCACAACAAGTGCAACAAGAAAATCAACGCTCAATAATGTAAGATATGCCTATACCTAATGGCGGTTTAATAACCGAAACTAATGAACAATATTACGCTGGAGCACAGCGATTTATTTTAAGCGGATCCACGGTTACAACTACGTTTAATACAGACCTAGTGTTCGGATCCTACGATCCAGCAAATGCTGATTACGCATTAAACAACTTTAAATTATACACAAGTCCTGATGGCATTCCTGGAAATTACACTGAGTACACAGGAATATACGCTGTAGCGAATAATACTATAGATTTTGGGATAAGCCCTGTAATAGGCCCTTATATAGTTGTTCAGCTAAAAGCCTTAAATGGCGGCAACTTTGGCAATGAGGACGCTTACGGGGATGCGGTGCAAGAAAACTACGGAAGCTACGCTTATACATCTTTAAATGATGTTATCAATGGTTTTATAGCAACGTATGTAGGAGAGCATAAATTAATTGGTGACGTTAAAAGAACCGATGTTATATTCCACGCTAAAAGGGGTTTACAGGAATTTAGCTACGATACATTAAAAAGCGTTAAGTCTCAAGAATTAAACATACCACCTAGCCTAAGCGTGGCTATCCCACAGGATTATGTTAACTACACTAATATATGTTACATAGATACAATGGGAGTTAAACATCCTATATATCCAGCAAACAATTTAACAACTAGTCCTTATGAAGTTCCATTGCAAGACGAGAGCGGTCAACCTACTCAGGATAACATAGGCGATAACCTTGAAGCTAACTCTATAACAAATGAAAGATGGGCTAATGCCAATGATAGGCTTTTAAATGGTAATATAACAGCGGAAGATTATTATGCTTATGGTAGTTATTTAACTGGCAATCCATTGCTTGGGCAAAGATACGGCAACGAGCCTCAATATGCTCAAAGAAATGGCTGGTTTAATATGAACGAAAGAGAAGGTACAATAGCTTTTTCTTCAAACTTAAAAGGTAATTTAATAGTACTTGAATATATATCCGATGGATTAGCTTATGACTTGGACGCTAGGATACCTAAGATGGCCGAGGATGCATTATATGCTCACATACTATATTCTATACTAGCTAGCAGAATAAATCAACCAGAGTACGTTATACAGCGTTTAAAACGCGATAGAGCAGCTAAGCTGAGAAATGCTAAGATAAGATTATCTAACATTAAACTAAACGAAATAGTTCAAGTAATGAGAGGTAAGTCTAAATGGATTAAATCATAATTAAATGGCGCAAGAAATTAAAAACACATTTCTAAAATCCAAGATGAATAAAGATCTTGATGATAGAATATTGCCTAACGGCGAATATAGAGATGCTCGGAATATATCAGTTGGTAGATCCGAAGATAATGACGTTGGTGCCTTAGAAAATATTGTTGGTAACGATTTAGTTAGCGGTACAGATATTGGAAATGGTTTAGTTGTTATAGGTATTAAGGAAGAAAACTCTTCTGATTCATTGTTTGTTTTTTTAACTGATTACACGGATTTAGATCCCGCGAACCCCACCAATGCGCCCGTAGGTTCAAAACATTATATATACGTATACAATACTGTTTCTAAAATTTACAAAAGACTAGTGCAGGGTGAGTTTTTAAACTTTTCAACAACAAACAGAATAATAGGCATAAACATTATTGAAGACTTGTTATTTTGGACAGATAATAGAAATCAGCCTAGAAAAATTAATGCCTCACTAGCCGTTGCTTTCGAATCAGGGGGAGTAGCTACTTCCGCGGGCGACTATTATACTAAAGAACATCAAATATCTGTTGCTAAATATAATCCATATAAAACAATAAATTTATATAATAGAGCAGATCTGCAAGTAAGAGGCGCAGCAACTACAACCGTATTCGAATTAACAGGGCACAGGGCTAATGAACTGTCCAACTACATAGGAGCAACAGTTGTATGCACCGATACTGCTCCACCAACCCAGGGAACAGATTACGTAAAAGTTGTTAGTATATCAAATTCTTTTGTATCACCCGATGTAACGATAGTGACTGTATCTCCACCTATGGCCGCAGCCCCTGCAGGTAATGATATAGTTTCGCTGATTACTTCCACAATGAGCAACAAAAGTGATGATAGCACTTGGCCGGGTGATCCTGACTTTTTAGAGGATAAATTTGCTAGATTTAGCTATAGGTTTAAATTTGATGACAACGAGTATTCATTGATGGCCCCTTTTACGCAAATAGCGTACATCCCAAAACAAAACGGTTATTTCGTATATGGTGATGAAGATGCCGCTTATCAATCTACTATTGTAGATTTTATGGAGAACCAAGTGCAAAACATAGGCTTAGTTATACCATTACCTTCTTCTGCCAATAGATTGTTTTCAGAATATAAAATTACAGAGCTAGAAGTTCTTTTTAGAGAAAGCGATTCTATTGCCGCAAAGGTTTTAACAACTATACCGGTTGGAGAAATATCTGCAGCAAGTAGCCAATACGATTATTACACGTACGAGTATCAATCAAAAAAGCCATATAGAACATTACCAGAAGCTCAAACAGTAAGGGTTTACGACAAGGTCCCTGTAAGAGCATTGGCTCAAGAGAGCGCTGGTAATAGAATTATGTACGGCAATTTTAGAGACAAGCATACGCCTCCTGCGTCTATTGATTATAATTGTAAAATAGAGCCAAAAATATCTACAGGACTATTTAATAACTGGATAGAATACCCTAACCATTCTGTTAAAAAAAACAGAAACTATCAAGTAGGTTTTGTCTTAGCAGACAAATTCGGCAGGCAATCTCCTGTAATACTTTCCTCTAATGACACCGGTGTTGCTGAAGACGGTTTATTTTATTCTGGTTCAACAATATATTCTCCTTACGACATTGTAAGTACAGATACTAATCCAGCAACATGGTTTGGCGACGCAATACAGGTTTTAGTTAATCAGCCTATACAATCTGAAATTAATTTGAAGGAAGGGACCCCTGGTCTTTACGCAATAAAACAGCAAGATGAATCTACAGGAGAAGGATTTGCTATAAAAGCACAAGGGCTCGCAGCTGTTGGTACTTCTCCTATAACTAACAGCACGTTTACATTTAGACTGGATGATGATCCAACTACCGGGTTTCCTAATAATATAAACATACCTAACGTAGGCGACTCAATGAGGGGGGCGTATACTGATTTTGTAGAAGTAACAAATAGGACAGGCCCAAATGCATCCGACGAATATGTTGTTACAACAGAAGGGCGAGTTAGTGATGTTTACTTAAGAAATATAGATTTACCTAGCAATGCACCTGATTTAAAATTTGCATATACAATAAATGATTTGGGATGGTATAGCTACAAAATTGTAGTTAAGCAAACAGAGCAAGACTATTATAATGTATATTTACCTGGAATACTAAACGGCTATCCTGGGCAAAGCGATGGAGGAGAAGAAAACGGCCCTTTTCCTACAAGCGAAGAAAATTTAACAGCTCATACCGTTTTATTTAATGACAATATAAATAAAATACCTAGGGATTTAGCAGAGGTTGGGCCGGATCAAAAACAATTTAGAAGCTCAGTTACACTTTATGGTGTTGTAACAAACACGATGGAAGGCACTGGTAATGTACCAGGAACACCTTACAATACTCAGTATTATCCAAGGCTAGATTATTCCGGAAAAAATGCTGTTAAGCATGTCGCTACAACAATTGCTACAGCAAGGGATTTAGACATGGGCTATGACCAATTATCTGATGATACAGGAGGGGGTGGTCAAGCGCACAACGGTAATTTAGTATATTATCAAATTGATACAAACCCATTAATAGCACGCTTGTCAACTACAGAAAAATCAATCGGATGGCCTAATAACAACTCAAGCAACACAGGAGAGCCTTTTAACATGCTCCCTTACTTAGCTGTTTACGAGACCGCGCCTACGGAATCTGTATTAGATATATATTGGGAAACATCGTCGGAAGGTCTGATAGTAGATCTTAATGCGGATGTTGCTTCCACAAATGGAGGCGTAGCGGCTTTTCAAAACCTAGTATGGGAATTTAGAGAAGATACGCTGCCTAATACAGCGGTTACTACAGCTTGGTTTAGCCCTATAGATAACCAGGGGCAGCCTTTTACAACTCCAATTGAATCTGCTAGTTTAGTTTCGGTAACGGATAGAGGCTTTGCAACTGGAACCAGCACGAACATTGTTACAGATGATTTTAGTTTAGAAAGAGGCCTAGACGGCACTTCCGAAGAAGGCCAATTTAAAATATTTTATAGAGGCTTTGGGAAAGTTTTTGAAGCGGATAGTGCAATAAGAGATATTTACACCTTTACTATTAATTGTGTTACGGCAGATGGGATTGAATCTACTGTTCAGCTTATTGGAGAAGAAGGGGGCTTTGGAGCGTTTGAAAATTTACAGCCAGCTTTTAACACTATTAGTGCTGTAGTAACAAATCCTGCTGAAAAAATAATTATAAGTGCAGCAACTTGGGAAGCAGCTTTCCCTAGGAATGGTACCACATTATTTGGCAATGAAAAATCAGAGTTAAAGTATTCGTTCAGGGCTTTAAGTTCTGGGCTACCTATACCTATAGACTCAAGCACGGGGGAACCAACCTGGTCGATGGATGAAAATACCGGACAGCTAGAGCAAGTTACAACCGGGGCATACACTACTCCAGAAGGAATATACAGATTAGAATTATTGCTAGAAGACGCAGCCAGCACACCCCCTGTATTAGAGGCGGCTACTGGTTATAGTTCATTGGTTGCAAAACAAAATCTTTATGTACGCATAGAGCCCGCTCATGTTAATACAGGAGCATTAAGTACTGACTGTGTTATTACGCCTGGGGCTATCCAGCAAGGAGGTTATACAAATATATCTGATACCGGTCTTGTTACGGATCCAAGTTCCAATTCTAATATTTTCGGAGGTTGGTCTAGGCTGCAGGTAACCAATTGTTTTTATTATTTAACCGAGCAAGATATTACCCCTGGCTGGCCTGGGTCAAACAATGCTAATTCCAAGCTTGCGCTAGAACAAGCATTTACTAACCAAGGTATACAGCTAAATATACCTACGAATGATACCGGGTGGATTAATACTGGAGCAAATAGAATAGGAACGAAATCACATAAAAGTGGTACTATATCTTTTTCTATAAATACTTTTTCGCCACGCAATACCTCTGATCTAAGCAATGCCAACATATTCAGAATACCAATTGTAGATTTTTATTGGAGATATGAAAATGATTTTGGCGGCGTAGGGTGGAGACAACTGCCTAGACAACAATGGAATTTCCCTAAATTTTTAGTAGAGCAAAATAGCGTAGGTAATGAAAATGACGGAAACAACACAACGCCTATAGCTGGAGAGTCCTACGTTAGAACAGAAATACAAAGTCCTTTTAATGACGTACCCTTGCCTACAAGCAGCTACGTGAACACCGAGACTAACCCTAACACTATAACTACCGGTGATAAAGGGGTTGTTATAGATCAGGGCGTAAATCCTGTTTGGGTACAGACGGTTAGGTCGTTTGATTACCAAGACTTTCCGCAGGGAAGCGCATCGTCGGGTGCTCCCGCTAATTTAGGTATAGAGTATGCAATTTTTGTGCACGGGCAAGAACAGATAAACGGAGGGTATGGCCCGGATGGTATGGTAAGAACGTGGATACAAGTTGATGATTTAAACTATCCGGCTTGCGTCCCTTGGCTGGGCAAAAATGCCGTTACACAAAACGGAGCTGGTAATTTGTTTAAGTATTTTAGATCTAACGCTTCTTCAAGTAGTGATAATTACCAAAGCCTAGATGCACCTTTTAATACGGAGGTTTGGGCTAGAAGCCCCTACGGAGATTATGTTAATACTTTTTTTACAGATAGTACAAATTATGAACCCTTCATACCGGCTAGCGCAGGAAGTATATACATTAACTTAAAATTAGATAGAAGTTTAATAAATTTAGATTCATGGACGACCTGGACCCAAACCCCAATGGATGGTCCAACTCCATTACCTCCTTTAAATGAAACACCTCAAGATTTACAATGGGTTGCAGGATATTCACATATTAATGGGTACAGAAAAGAAAACCCTGCAGACGTTCGGGGGGTTAATGCCATCAGAACATTGCCTTCATATAATCCATTACAGGGAATACGTGAAGAAAACAGAAAAGTAAGAGGAACATTAAGAATTAGAAAAAATACAAACTAATGTCGGCACTAATAGAATTAAAATACTTTAACACTTTCTGGCTTAAAAGAATTAAATCAGTGGCTGATGTAGTTCCTGGTACAACCAGAAATTACGGAAGCCATGTTGGTGATACATTTACAATTCCTGGACAAACTGATTTATTAGAAATGAACGTAGGGCAACAAGTGACTATGCCTTACATTGACGGAAACGGTGATAGCCAATTTTATTCCAGCTATATAGTAGAAAGAATTACGGATTTTAAGTTTAAAGCCGCTGATGCGCTGGCGGGCACGGTGGATACTACGATAACCCCTGTGTTAACTTTTGGTAAAATAATTAACTTTGATAATATTCCTCAAAGTTATTCTGATAGCGCTGCCAATGACTGGATAATAGAAGAGTCAAGAATTAGAGGGGGATACAATAATACTACAGTTGATTTTGGGGTTAAAGCATATCTAGTTGACAACGAGCCTAATCAATTGCATAGATTTAGTTCCTTAATTCATTCTGGTATTTTTAATTCAAGAACAGGCGTTAATCAAACTAACCAGTTTTCTGTAGCAGAGGATATAACTAGAACAATAGATCCTGCTAATGGCTCAATACAAAAGCTATATGCTGAAGATACAAACTTAATTATATTTCAAGAAAGCAAAGTAAGCAAATCTTTAATTGATAAAGATGCAATATACTCAGCGGAAGGTAATGCTAGCGTTACTAGCCGTAATCTGGTTATAGGGCAAAACGTAGCCTATGCTGGAGAATACGGCATAAGCACGGATCCTGAATCTTTTGCAGTTAACGGATACAGAAAGTACTTTACAGATAGAGATCAAAATGTTGTTTGTAGGTTATCTATGGACGGCATAACTCCTATATCTAATTATGGTATGACGGATTTCTTTAGAGACAAACTTTCTAATGCAACCGCTAATATAATAGGTGGGTGGGATGCACATAACAAGCAATATGTATTAACGATACCACAGCCTGAGGTAATTGGAGAACCTGAAAACTACGAAACATTGGCTTTTGATGAGACATCGAAAGGGTGGGTTAGTAGATTTGATTATAAACCTAATCAAATAATTAGTTTAAACAATAATTATTTTACAACAAAGGGAGGTAAAATATATCAGCACTATAAACTTGCCACTAATAGTCAATCAATGGCCACGTTTTATGGAACAACGTATAATTCAACTGTAACGCTTGTATTTAACGCAGCATCATCTGTAGTTAAAAACTTCCAAACAATAAATTACGAAGGTGATACCGGGTGGAGAATGAGAAGCTTTGCGACTAACACCGACAATGCTTTGCCTATATCCGAAGCCACCTTTGCAACCACGTTAGCTGAAATGCAAAATTCTTTATTAATAAATAATTTTAAATTAAAAGAAGACAAATATTATGCGGATCTAGTAAACACAACACCCTCACAGAACGGAGAAGTTGTTTTTGGCGGTTCATCTTCAGGGGTTAAAGGCTTTTTTGGAGAGGTAAAAATGGGCATAAATAATTTAAACGCAGGTAAAAAAGAATTATTTGCTGTAAGCACAGGATTTGTAAAATCATCGTAATTAAATGGAATTAAAAACAAATAATAAAACTATAGCTCAGGGTATGGAAGAAATTAAAAATTTCTTAATGGATCCTACCACTGAAAAAGCAGATTTGCCTATAAAGCATTCATTTGCCCCAGGCATATACGCTAGAGAAATGACTATACCCGAAGGATCCTTGTTAATAGGTAAAATACATAAACATAGACATCATAATTTTTTAATGAAAGGATCTATTATAGTTCTTACAGAATCTAAAGGCGTAGAGCTATTACAAGCTCCTTTAATGGTAGTTTCCGAGCCGGGTACACAAAGAATAGGTTATGCGGTAACGGATACAGTATGGACTACCGTACACGAAAATAAAGATAATACAGAAGATTTGGCTGTTATTGAGGAACGTACTGTTACAGATGATAAGAAAAAATATATAGAATATAAAAATAACTTAATAAAAAACATAACAATATGAGTTGGGCAATGGCAGCGGGAGCAGCTGTAACCGTTATAGGCGGTATGGTAAGCAAAGGTTCCGCAAAAAAAGCAGAAAAAAAAGCTAGGCGAGAGCAAGAAAGAATTGCCCGACAAATGGCGGCTTTTGAAGCAAACAGACAAGCAATTACAAATCCTTATGCGGGTGTTACCTCTAATGAGGCTATGATAGAAGAAATGCGTAATGATCTCTCAAATCCCTTTGCTAATCTGGGCGTAGCTACTCAGGCTGCCGAGATACAAATGGAACAAACAGATATTGCTTTAGCAAACACCTTAGACACACTGCAGGCTACTGGAGCTAGCGCAGGAGGAGCCACTGCTTTAGCTCAAGCGGCTAAACAAAGCAAGAAAGAAGTTTCTGCTAATATAGAGCAACAAGAAGCGCAGAACGAAAAGCTAAGGGCAAAAGGAGAGCAAGATCTACAAGCAAAAGAAATGCAGTTAACCCAGATGGAAATGTCGGAATCTGCTAGAGTTCAAAATGCTCAGGCTGCTGGGGCACAATTCATGTTTAATGCTCAAGAAGCAAGAGATATGGTCACACTAGATAGAATGTCTGGTCAAGAAAGCCAAACAAGACAAGATATAGCTAACGCTCAAATGTCCCAGTCAGCAGCTGACGCCGCAATGATTTCAGGAATAAGCTCAATGGCCGCGGCTAAAATAAAATCCTCCGGAGTTACCCCTTCAGATAATCCGGTTACAGATAATGATGTTATTCAACCTCCAGTACCAGAAACAGGAACAGGAACAAAACCAGGAACAGGCTCTAACACAGAAACAAGGCTAGGAGGCTCTGATGGTATAGGGAGACCTAGTTAATAAAATATAAAATATGAGTTATAGAGATCCAAAAATAATTGACAATAAATCAGGCTTACTGGTTCCGCAGGCTATAATGAAAGGAGTTGCCGACATAGCGACTGCTTTTGATACAAGATTTGCAGCACAGAAAAAAGCTAATGAGCTAGAGGCTAAAAGACTAGCCGACCTAGGGTTTAAATTAGATGAAGAAGAACAAAATTCTTTAGAAGACTTAGGTAAAACGAAATTAAAGGGTAGCGAAGCTTACCAACAAAGTGTTAGAGATGCGCAGGATCATTTTAATCAAATGTATTTTGATGCAAAAAGAGTTGTGTACACAAACCGTTCTTTAACTAATAAACAAACAGCGGAGCTAAGGGATAAAATGACTTTTGCTAAAAGCCAGTTATTAAAAATAAATGACCATATTCCACAAGTAGCTACCTTAAGCAAAAAAGCTAGGGATCTAAGAGAAGACGGGAATACAATACTTGGTTTTACTGAATCCTACAAAGCTATTGGCAACTACAAAAAAGAGGACACTATTGGCTTCGGAGCTGCCTTGGACAACATGAAGGGAACGTCTTTACTAATGAGCTACGATGCTGCGGGTAACCTATTTTTAAACGGTACTTACACAGGTGGTAGTATGACGCAAAGTATTGAATCTTTTAATAATGAAAATTTTAGATTAACTAACGACATATCCCAGGTAACAACAAATGCTACTGCTGCTGCAACTAAAAAAATGATGAAAGGCAATAACTTGGATCCTTCTTTCTTTAGAACATCGAGCGTCGACGCTCAAGGTAGGGTTACTGAAGTTCCAGAGGTTGTTGACGAAAGAGTAAAGATACTAGAAAATGGTGTATGGACAGGCGATTACCAAGTAACAAGTTATAATAAGGTAAACCAGAAAGCTAAAAGCAATATATTAGGAGCGGTACAATTAGCCACAGCGGACCTAGAAACTTTAAAAGGCCAGCCGAATTATTTGACAACTATGCAAAATCAATTTGACATAGACGAAGAAACAGCTAAAGCCTGGAAGGCTGGCGATGAAAAAGCTCAAGCGATAGTCAACGAAGCTGTAAATAAGCAGGTGGCCGGACGGTTTGGGTTACAGGCTAAACCTATACTAGATGCTAATAGCCAGGTTACAGGATACGACTATATAAAAGAAGGCAAGACTTCAGTAGATAGAGCACCTAACAAGTCTATGACAGCACAAAAATCTCAAGCATTGCTTAATAACTACTTAGAAGATTTTAATTTATCCGTTCAAAATAATTTAACTAGAGACGAGCTTATCGTTAATACTTTGCAAGTGGGTGATAACAGAAGAATACGAATAGGCTCTGGATATTACACTCCTATAGGAATGGAGATTAATGATGGCTTAGTAACTATAACAAAAACAGGTAAGCCGGACAGAGAAACTCAAGATGGCAAAGATAGAGATATAGTTAACTACGACTTAAGTGATTCTGTACAGTTATATAACTTTATAAGAGCAACTACGGGCATGCAAGAATCGCAGATTAAAGAACTTAGAAAAAAAATATTAGCTTACCAACAATCAAACTAAATAAAAATATATGTGGGAATATTTAATAAACGAGAAATCGGTTACTTTTAAAAACGAATCCGAAAGAGCTAAAGGAATTTCTGAGGCGGAAGGGCTAGGCTACTCTATAGAACTGGTGTCAGAGCCAGAGGAACAGCAAGAACAAACGCAAGAGGAAAAGCAAGGGGAAAAAGATCCAATACTTGCTAGCATCGAAGCTAATGCTCCAAAAGAAAATTTTACACAAGACCCTGTAAAGAGTGCGGATGCAGCGTCAGAAACTGCAGCACAAGTCGGTATGGAATTGCCGCCGGAAGATACTTCTTCGGATTTACCAGAAGAAACCTATAGTATAGAAGGCATCGATGTAACCAAGCAAGAATACGAAGATTATCAAGCTCTTGTTGCTAGCCGAAAAGACGATGAAATTACAGAACTTTTAGGAGGTACACCTGTAAACGACAAGCCTGTATATGGACGTGTTTTAAATGAAAATGGAGAAATTGATTTCATAGAAGAGCCGTATGAAGATCAAATGCGTAACTATAAAAACACTTATCTTGATGCGATCACTGGATCAGGTAATTTTGCTTATTTACAAGATAAATCCATTGCTGAAAGAAAATACCTAGCAGATAAATTAGTTCCAAAACCAACTCTTGTTAAAAAGCAATACAACCAACAAACAGACAAGTATGAGTTAGTGCCTACTGCTGATGCTACGGCAATGGTGAAAGAAGCACTTCCAAGCAATTTTAGCTCGTATAACACTCCTGAGCAATTTGATAAAGCTACTGATGTAGCTATTGCTAAGGTAATGCAAGAGGATCCTATATTGCAATTTGATATTAATGTAAATATAGCCGCTAGTAAAGATAAAATGACTGAAGTTGTAAAAAAACTTCAAGAAAAGTACGATACTAGCGACCCTGCTCAGTATGAAAAAGCTGTTAAAGAATATAACGAGGCATTAAATGAATTAGTTTTAGAGCCGGTATATAATTCACCAACATACCAAAATACAAGATCTCAGCTTTATAAAGTTATAGATGAAGTAGCTGCTGATAATAAAAAGCAATTTGGAAGAAGTAAAGATTCTTTTTTATCTTACGTTGATAGAGTAGCAGCTGCAAGAGGTGGAGAATCCAGTACAGCTATGGTGCTTACTGAGTCGGTCTACAAGGGTATTAAAATGATGCAAGGTGATTTTAACCGAGCCCAAGTAGGATTTGCTCAAGATAATTTAAAAGAAGCTGTAGGGGGAATTGGAGAAATTGAAAAAGGCTTAAAAGGCGGTAGTATAAATCTTACCGATAAAGCTACCTGGGGAAATGTAAATCCAAAAACCGGTCAACGTACTTTTAGTGGAACTGTAGAAGAAAAATTAGCATGGCTTAAGAAAGAACAAAAAAAGGCTATGGATTCTATAGTTTTTGACCTTGAGGAAGCTGGGGAAGTCGATAAATATGTTTCTTTGTTCAATGCTGCTGACTTAAAAGATGGAATAAGTTTCGATGATATGACCATGCTTTTAGGTGAATCTCTTCCGCAAATGACGGCTGCTATAGCCGGTACAGCTGCAACAACTTTAACAGGCAACCCTATGTTTGCGGCTTTAGGTTTCATGTCTATGTTTACCACAGAATACGGCGCAAACTATATAGGAGCTATTGAGCAGGGATTAATAAACGACAAAATTGAAGTTACCGATGAAAATATAATTAAAGCACTTGAAGAAGGCAAGTATGCTAATCAAGCCACGGCTGTAGCTGGAGCAGCTATTTCTGCTGGACTAGAGCAAATAGGAGGTCTTAAGGTAGCTAAAAGAACACTAAAAGCTCTTAACTTAGGAGAAAACATTGTTAAGGGAAGCGCTAGTTTATTTAGAGGGGAAATAAAAAAGATAGTAAAGCAAGGAGGTAGGCAAGCGTTTGAAAACGTTAAAAGTGGTTTAGGTGAAGCTCTTACAGAGGTAGGCCAAACTGTAGCTAGTCAAGTTACTTTGGGATCTCAATTAGATGGAGCCGGAAAGTATTTAAACTTTGAAGAAATAAAAGAATCCGCAATAGCGGGTGGAGCATTAGGTTTTGTATTGCCTTTTGGAGGTAATGTAATGGCTCAGTCAAGAATAGAATTAAGAAATTCAGCAAGGGCTGTTGCTACTAGATTTGATTTCGGAAAGTATGGTAATCAATTAAAAGCCGTAAACGGGTTTTTCAAAAAAGCAGAAACAAATTTAAAAGACAAATTCGAGCTAAATGAAATTACCGAAGAAGAATACCAAGAAGAGCTTGAAGCTTTAAATTTAGCTAGAACCACCGGGTTTAAATTACCTAAAAATTTAAGTGAAACAAGTAGAGAAAAAGCATTTGATCTATTACTTGAAAAACAAAAAATACAGAATGATATAGAAGGCGTTGCCCCTGAAATGGTTACATCTCAAAAAGATAGAATAAAAGCTATTGACGTAGAACTAGGCAATATTGCTGCTGTTGATAAAATGAACAAAGGAGGAAAATCTTTACTAAAAAGCGCTGATATTGACTCCGATACAGAGTATGTATCTGTTGGAACGAACGAAGAACTTGAGACTATAATAAAGAAAAAAGGATATTCAAGTAGCCAAGCAGATGGAGTAAAAACCGCTTATGGAGCTTATGCACCCGCAGCTAAAAAAGGGGAAAAACCCTTTGTTATAATAAATGAGCAATTGTTATTTGAAAAAGCAGAGCAAGGGGGTAAACTGAAAAATAATACAGCTGCACATGAAATATTGCACAAGGTATTACAAGACGTTATGACTCCTGAGCAAAGAATAAACTTAGGTACAAACTTACTGCAAGCTGTTCAATCCGCGTACGGAGATGTAGCTTCATTTGAATCAAGTGTATTTGGTAAGCGAATGGCTGAGTACCAAAGAATGGCCGACAGAGGAGACTACACTCAGGCTCAACTAGCTGAAGAAGTATTTACTGTTTTAGGAGAGGCTATGCTTGATGGAGACATGAGCTTAGTTAAAGAAAATGTAGGCGTTATACAAAAAATAAAGGATTTAATTAGTGATGCATACAAAGCCATTACGGGTAAACCTATAGAATTTAACACAGAAGACGATTTATTTAAGTTTCTTGAGGATTATAACAAGAGTGTAGTAAAAGGAAAAGGATTAAGCAAAAGCATTAAGGCTACAATAAAGCAAGGGGCTAAAGGTAAATTAGCAGAAGCAAAGGGTACTGGAAAAGTAGAAAGTTTAATTGCTAAAAGACCAACAGTTCCTAAGAAAACACCTCCAACGCCTATTGCATTATCTTTAGATACAACTAAATCAGATGCGGCTTTAGCTGCGTTAGAAGAAGCAGAAGCTTTAAGAGACGAGGATTTTGACAACCCTACTTTACAGCAAAACGTTGAGAAAGCGGAAGCCGCTTATGATCAAGCATTGATTGAAGAACAGAATGCAGAGGAAGATGCAGAAGTAGCTGCTGATGCACCTGTGGAGGCTACAGAAGCTGCTCCTAAGGAGAAAATACAAAGACCAAAGGCTGATAAGTCCAAAAGAAGATATTCGTTGGATACGGAGGTTAAAAAAGGGTTAGAGCCTAAAATAGCTAAAGCTCAGGCAGCGAATAAAAAGCTAATTGAACAGGAGAAAGAATTGAACAAAAAGCTAATAGCTGACATCGAAGCAATACCTGATAAGGAAGTAAAAAGAACTGAAAAGGATAAAAGAATAGCTGAACTTAAAAACAACCCAAGAAGGGTTGCAAAGCCGGCTGATCTTAATAAGCTTGAAAAAGAAATAGCTGAAGCTTTAAAAACGCCTATTGACAAAGCTGTTAATTTATTCACCAGACTTTATTATGATAGGATTTCTGATAATGCTAAAACTGCGGTAACTCGAGAAGAGTTTATGCAATCTGCAAGAGCTGAAATTACGAGTATAACCATAAATGAATTTAAACCCGAAACGATAAACAGACAAGGTGAAAATATCATTAATGACATTGAAGATATTGTATTTCAAAGAGGGGGACTACGCCTTAGAAACTTAGCTGAAAGATTAGGTGTTGTAGGCAGAGATCAAGGAGTTGCTAGGGGAGCAGAGGCTTTAACTAAAATAGCAGCGGACGACGTTGACACTTCTTTTGATAGCTCCGATGCAGATTCCGTTACCAGCGACGAAAAACGCAAAGTGTCGGCTCTACTTGCTGGAGAAGGCAGATACAGCCAAGCAAAAGAACAGATTCAAGAATTTTGGAAAGAAAACGAAGGTAATACTAAAGTTGAAAACTTTAAAAAGCTGCCTAACCTTATAAACAATATTCTTTCAGAAATGTTTGGTGTTACAGAAAGCACTTTAGCTGCTAGGTCAGGTAACCTAAACAAAGGCGATTATCGTAATGCTATTGAAGCGTTCACGGGAAAGCAAGCTGTATTTACAATAAAAGAAGATGGTAAGAAAAAAGAGGTCAGAGTTCCTATATCTGAAGTTGGAGCATTCCAGGATAGATTAAACGAACAAAGAGCCTCTAATAAAGATTTTAGCTTTAAAAGAGAAGCTAACGAATCTATAGCGGAAGCGTTGATAAGATTTTTACCTAAAACAAGTGCGGATGATTATGTTTATGCAAGCGGCCGTAAAGGTAGATTCTCAGGTAAATCTACTGGATTACCTAAAAATTTAATGGAGTTAGCTTATAAAATTGAGAGTAGAAAAACTACAGGTATTGGTAACGTAGAAAGAACGGCACAAAAACTTACTATTGAAGAAATATATGAGGCTATTGGAGCAACCGTGGATGCAGATGGTAATGTTGTAAAAAAACCAAGTATTAGCGGTAGAGATAGAGAAGGTCAAACTTTATTGGGATTAATAAAGTTAACAGGTAGAATGGTTACCAACGAGCTCAGTAGAACGGAAACTGACCTTGATCCTATGACTAAAAAAGATATTGCTGCGGGTAAAAACGAAATGATGTTTAGCCTAGCGGAAAAAGGTATAAATCTTTCTAACAACATAGTTAATAGCCTCACAGATCAAGAAATAATTCTTCTTGCTGGCATAACAAATGAAAGAAATATAACGGCTATAAATAATAATATTACTGATTTAAAAGAAAATTCTGAGCCAGGCGTTTACGCTAGGTTAAAACCCTTTATAGACAACTATAAAAAAGAGTGGGAACGCTCTCAAAAAGCTGAATGGCCCGATGCAGAACAAAAAATTATAGATGTATTTAAAGATCTTGAAAAATCAATTCCTGGATTAAAAATAACACAAACAGAGTTAAACAAAGATTCTTCAAAGCTAGATTATACTTTTAAAATTGACGGGAAAGAAGTTAATTTAGAAGTTAAAAAGAATCTAAAGGCTAGACTAGGCTCTTTGGGAATACATTTTGATGCTAAAAAAGGATATTATCTTGATGAAAAATATAACGGCATTGACGGAAAATATAGACAGAAGCTAATAAAAAACGAAACAAAAATCACGCAAGAGTCTTTAACGGAAGCAATTGCGTTATATCCTAACGATATATTTGTTACATACAATACTAAATCACGTCGAAGAAAAATAGAGGTAACTTATGATGCTTACTTTGGGCTAAAGAAAAGAGGTTGGTTTAAAGAGTCTCAAATAAAAACAGATTTGCCCGTTGCTTATGTTTCACAGTACTACGCCGGAAAAAAAGGGGATGCTATTAATTTTGGTGATGTAGGATTATTTAACGTAGGAAATAAAAATATGTTTCAAGCACCAAATCTTGAACAAAAAGGAGTAGATGTTAGTGTTAAAACATATTGGAGACCTTACTTTAAAAACAACAAAAGAATTACAATAACAAGAACAGCTACACCTGAGCTTTCAACCGAATCTCAAAAAGTTTTAGCTAGCCAAACAAATTTAAACTTGGCTAAAAGCAAAGAAGCAGCGTTATTGCTAAAAACAAATAATGCAAGTACATTAGGTAATCAAAAGCTAATGCCTAAAGCTCTTATTAGCAAAAGCGAATCTAATTCTGAGTTTTTAAAAAATGCGGAAGCATTTGATAAAGCGATAACCTTAGGTAACAGCTTAGATCAAGAAACTAGAGGAATTAGCGTTTGGGATTTTGATGATACTTTAGCTAAAACTAAAAGCAGTGTATTATATACAATGCCTGGGGCTCCATCTAAAGTTACAGAAAAGGAATTTAATAATTTATTTAAGCAAAAAACAGTGTACTACCATGGCACCTCTGCAGTAGTAGACCAAAAATTTGTAAATAAAGAAATAGTTAAAGATTTTCCAGAGGGAGCATCCTCGTTTAGTGTTCAAATGCAAGGGCTGGGCAAGCATTATACAAAAAGTTTAGATAATGCAAAGTCTTTTATAGATCATAGAAACAGAAAAGATAACACGGGAACAGTTGCAGCTGTATCTATATCTGCTAATAATCCTAAACAATTTAAGACCTACCAAGATCTTTTAAATGACATTAAAAGTACTGTTAAAAATAAAGATATATCTATTTCTGAAAGAAATAAAGAATATTTAAGCATCTTAAAAAGCGAAGGGTTTGATTCCATAACTTATAAAGAGGGGCCCAGTTATAATCCTAACAAAAAAAGTTTGATGGCAGAAGCTGTTATTCCTTTTGATAGCGCAAAAAAATTAATAGGATCTGCGGATTATAAGCAACGCAACGAGGGAATTGTAAAAGAATCTGCGGTAGCTGTAAAACAAAATAAACTGAACGCTGAAGAATTTGCAAAATACGGAGACGAATTATTGGCACAAGGAGCTGAATTTGATTTCAGTGAATTTAGTAAAGTTGTTAAAGGCGAAAAAGGACCATTCTTTGAAAAAGCTATGGCTCGAAATAAGAAGTTTGGTAATGAAAATGTATTCATATTAACAGCTAGACCCGCTAACAGTGCTCTTGCTATACACGAATTTTTAAAAGGTATTGGCCTTGACATACCTCTTGCTAACATTACTGGCCTTGCCAACTCAGACCCGCAGGCAAAAGCTAACTGGGTGGTTAATAAATTTGCAGAAGGCTACAACGACTTTTATTTTGCGGACGATCATATTGGTAATGTAAAAGCTGTTAAAGATGTTCTGTCGCAGCTCGATGTAAAAAGTAAAGTTCAGCAAGCAAGGATTAGTCTTAGCACTGATCTCAGCAAAAGATTCAATCAAATAATTGAAGAAGAATCCGGAATAGAATCATTTAAAGAATATCAATCTGTTAAAGCGGCTAAAAAAGGTGCTGGAAAAGGTAGGTTTAAATTCTTTGTGCCTCCAACTGCTGAAGACTTCTTAGGCTTGTTATATACTACACTGCCTAAAGGCAAGAAAGGTGAATCAGCTATGGCCTTTTACAAAGAGCACTTATTAGATCCTTACGGCAAAGCAATTAGTGGTTTAAGAACAGGTAGAATAACTATTGGTAAAAACTATAGAGCCCTTAAAAAGGATTTAGGTATTGTACCTAGAAAGCTTAAAAAGCGTTTTAAGTATAAAGACGAAAATGGCAACATGAAAGAAAGTCTTTTTACTAAAGAGGATGCTATAAGAGTATACACTTGGGATGCACAGGGATTTGAAATTCCCGGTTTATCTAATGTTGATCTACCCGTATTAGTTAATTATGTTAACTCCAACCCCGATTTAAAAGCTTTTGCTGACAAACTATTGGGTCTTAATAAAAATGTTGATCCAAAAGCACCAACAGAAAGTTGGCCGGCGGGAACGATAACGTCCGATTTACTTAATACATTAAATACCGATGGTAGAAAACAGTTGTTAGAAGTATGGCAACAAAATGTTGACGCTATATTTACACCTACTAACTTAAATAAGCTAGAGGCTGCTTATGGTAAATCTTATGTAACCGCATTGAAAGATTCTTTAAGAAGAATGCGTACAGGTAGAAATTCTACACCTACGAACAACAACGTTACAGACGGCATTGTTAGATGGTTAAACGCTGCTGTAGGTAATATCATGTTCTTGAACAGAAGATCCGCTGTGCTGCAGTTAATATCTTTTACTAACTTTATTAACTTTGAAGGTAATAATCTTTACCAAGCGGGTAAAGCATTCGCTAATCAGCCGCAATACTGGAAAGATTGGACAATGCTAATGAACTCGGATTATCTGGTTGACAGAAGAGACGGATTAAAGATTAACGTTAATGAAGCAGATATTGCTACGACAGCTAAAGAAAACGGATTTCAAGGTGTATTAGCAAAGATTTTGCAAGTAGGATTTATACCAACTAAGATGGCAGATAGCGCCGCTATTGCAACAGGGGGAGCTTCATTCTATAGAAACAGGGTTAACACTTACTTAAACGAGAAAACTATTAATGGGACCGGATATACGTTAGAGCAAGCTGAGAAACAAGCGATGCAGGATTTTGTAGCCACCGCGGAAGTGTCTCAGCAATCAAGTGATCCAAGTAAGATATCCAAACAACAAGCGGAGCCAATAGGACGCATTATATTAGCTTTTGCTAACACGCCGTCGCAATATGCTAGGATAATAAAAAGAGCCGCTCAGGATCTTAAGAATGGCCGAGGAGATGCTAAGACACATCTATCTAGGATAGTATATTATGGCGTTCTTCAAAATGTTATGTTTAACTTCTTGCAACAGGCTATGTTCGCTGCTATGATGGGAGATGATGAAGACGAAGAAACTGAAGAACTTACAAAAGCAAAAGAAGCTAATATAGCTAAGAAAAGCTTCAAAGTTGCTAATTCTATGACTGACGGTATATTAAGAGGTATTGGTGTAGCGGGAGCTGTTGTTTCTGTAGCAAAAAATTTAGCTATAAAACTATATGAGAGAAGTCAAAAAACCAGGAATCAAGACTTGGCAGCAACTATAAAAGATGAGGTAATGAAAATATCTCCTCCTATATCAAGTAAGTTAAGTAAAGCGGGAAAGGTTGGTAATGCTTTTGAATGGGGAAAAAAAGAAATAGAGTTTGACAAAATGTCTTTAAAGCACCCTTATGTAACAGCTGCTACAAATACTGTTGCTGCCCTAACTGGTCTGCCATTAGATCGCGCGCAAGGTATGGCTATAGATGCGGCTGATATAGCTAGCGATGAAACGGAAACGTGGATGAAACCATTAATAGCTTTAGGCTGGCCCAAGTGGCAGCTGATGTCGGAAGAGGATACGAAAAAAGAAAGAGAAGAAAATAAAGAAAGGTTCAAAGAACTAGAAGCTGACAAAAAGTTTCAAGAGCTTAATCCTACCGAGCAAAGAAGGTTAGTATTAAAAAAGCTTAGTAAAAAAGAACAAATTGACATACTTTGGAATTCAGGCTTATCTAAAACAGAAATTAAAAAACTTTCAAAAGAATCCGACAGAATAGATAAGATCATGGGGCTTCAAGATAAAAAGCAATTTGATAAAGACATGGAGGCTCTTAGCAAAGGCGAAGATATAGAGGAAATGCCTAAAATTGAAAGGCCTAAAAAAGAAAAAAAACAGTATACACCTGCAGTGGAGAAGAAAAGAAAGGTTTTAAAAGATCTTAGTAAGAAAGAGCAAGTAGATTTTTTATGGAATAATGGCTTATCTAAAACTCAAATAAGAGCGTTAAATACAGAAGAAAGCAGAATAGATAAGATAATAGAATTACAAAATAAAAAAAGAAAAAACTCCCTAAAATGAATATATCAGATTTGAAAATTTACGCATTAAACTTTGGAACACTAGTCGTGTCAATGTCACAAGTTGATATGGTTTTAAAAATACTTTTGCTTGCTATAAGTATTGGATACACCGCTCATAAGTGGTGGTTGCTAAACAAAAACAAAGATAAATATAAAAAAAGAAAAAAATGAAAAAAATTATTGCAAAGATTAAACACGAATGGAACTCATTATTATATTTCCTAATGTTTAAAAAGAAAAACAAATAGAATAAACAAAACAGGCGACCACACCTCGAATATTCTATAATAAAAAAGCCGATACTTAATTGCATCGGCTTTTTTAAATTTAATACATTGCTTAGCCATCACAAGCTAAACAATCCTCGTCCATAGCTTTAGCAGCAATGT